GTAATGGGTCAATAACTAAAAGCCTAATATCTTTTTCAATACAAAAAAGTTTAAGAGAATTAAATACATCTTCATCTGCTACAAATTCTTTATTTATAGTTTTTACCAAATGTAAAGGATTATTTATAATAAGTTCTGTTCTATGTTCATTAAACTCATCTATAATATTATGTTCTAGCAATTTATTAACTCTATGTCTAATATTTCCCTCTTCATCTTCTGTAAGCCACAAAGCTACATTACCATCATGTCTATTTAGATATTTACTTGCGATAAATAAAGATAAGTTTGTTTTTCCTACTCCACCTTTTGCACTAATCATACAAGTTGTATTTATAGGAATTGGAAAACAATCATCAAGAATAAACTTTTGTACAGTTTCAACTATTTTAGATAATTTTTTACTTTCAAATATCATTTACTACTTCTTTTTTGTTTATTTTTATCTACTACTTCATTATATTTTGTTAATAAAATATCAATAGTTTTTTTAATATCTAAAAAATATACAACAGATAATCTATTGTATTCAAAATTTAATGAAATATCTTGTAAAAATAAATCTTCATCTTTAAAAACATAAGAGCATATTTTTAAAAATAAATGTGATAATCTATCTTTTTCAGTAAATGATATTTTAGTGTATAGTATTTGTTTACATATTTGAATACAAATATTTTTTTCTAATATACCAGTTGAAACTGTAAAATTTTTCATCATATCTTCAACATTCCAATTAATATCTTTTTCTTCTCTTATTGCTTTATTTTTAACATTTATCCAAAATTTCTCTTTTGCTTTTCTTTTCTTTAAAGCATATTCATCAAAATACTTTTCAAAAGATATAAGCCATAAAGCAATTGAGTCATCATTATATATTAATGGATTGTTATCAAAGTTACAATTATTATCTTTTATTTTATCAATAATTGATTTTAACATTAAATCTTGAATATTATTTGTATCGAGATAGCCTCTGTCTATAAATTTTGAAAAAGTATGCACTATTTCATGGCTAAATAATAAATTTTTCATTTATTAGCTTTCAGACTTTTAATATAAGGTTTATGATTATAGTGTCCTACTTCTGATAATCACTTCAATTAAGAACCTTTAGCGAATGTCCGTATCAAGTGATACGAACTTTCTCAGAGTAGGACACTCGCTAAAGAGCTAAATTGAATGTCTGTATTATATATATATCAATATTAAAATTAGCTTATAAAATTTAAACTTAATATTATATTAATTTTAGGCATAAGATTAATATAATATATAAAATATAATTAAATATATATATAACATATCTTATGTTATATATAGTATATGTTATATAATATATATTATGTAATATATAATTATAAATAATTTATACTTGTTTTTTATTCTTATATTTTGTTTTGATGGGGTTAATGGCTTACGCCACCCCATCAATTTATTTTTGTTTACTTACCCAACTTTAAGCAAACAAAATATATACTTCCCTTTTATTGATTAAGATTATTTTAGTATTAAGCAACTTTCTTTTAGAGGGTTGCTTTTTTAATGTTAAAATTAATTTAATTTGTAGTATAATTTGATTAAAGAAAAAAGAGAGGTTAAGAGAATGAAAGAAAAGATTTTAGAGTTGGAATTAGAAAAAGCAAAAATTAAAACAAGTAATATTTGGCATTTGATTTTTACAGTATTGTGTTTCCCTTATGCTATTATTTGGGCGTTTGCTTTAATGAGTTCAAACAAAAGAAAAAAACAAATTGATGAGCAGATTGCATTATTGAGACTAATGCAAGTTAAAGAGAATAGTAAGGGTTAATATGGCATCAAATGTAGTTCATATAAATATTTCAGATTTAGATATATTTGAAAAATTATTAATATCTTTATCTGAAAATTATGATGTTTTACCTGATGAAATAAAAACTATTTTAGATGATATAAAAAAGGCAACTAATGGCAATTAGTCAAGAGAGATGGGATAAAGCAAAAGAGTATTTTGAAGCTGGATTATCATTAAGTGAAATTGTTTTAAGAACAGAAATATCTAAGGCACAAATTAGCAAAAAATCAAAAATAGAGAATTGGGAAAAAGGAACAAAATCAATAATTATAAAAGAAACAATAATTGTTCCTAAAGGTGGAATAGTGTATTTTATTCAGGCAGGAGAAACAAATTATTATAAAATAGGTGTTACTTGCGAAGATATACAATACAGACTAAAACAACTTCAAACGGGAAATCATTTACCTTTAAAAATAGTAAGAGTTTTTTATTCCGACAATGTATATAAACTAGAAAAAGATTTACATTTAGAATATAATGTATTTAAAACAATAGGAGAATGGTTTTCTCTTCCACTTGAAGTAGTTGAACAAATAAAAAATAGGTTGATTAATGGCTAGGCTAACAGACAAACAAAGAGATATGATAATATCAGATTTTAATATTGGAGTATCACAAAATCAATTAGCTTTAAAATACGAATGCAGTCCAGCGACTATTAATAAATTATGTAAAGGTTTAGAACCTAAATATAAAGATAAAGTGAATACAGTAGTTTCGATAAAATCGGAATTATCAAAAGAAAGTGAATATCAAAGTGAATGCTTTGATAAAGAAGTGAATGATAAGTTAAGAAGACAAAATCTAGTATTCAATGCAAGTGAAAAAGCTTTAAAGAAATTAGATTCATTAATCGATATGACTGAAGATGCACAAGATATGAAACACATAGTTGATTCAATCGACAAAGCATCAATAACCCTAGGCGTAAATCAAAGACACGCAAATAGTCAGGTTAATATTTCTAATACGAATGCTACACAAGTAAACAACAATAAATCATTAGATGATTTCTATGAACAGATTTAATATCAAAAACAAAGAATTAATACAATATAGAAATAGTAGTATATTTACTGATATTGAAACTATTTTGATAAATAGTGATTATATTTTATCAAATGATGATTATTCTAATTTGGTAAAATTTGGAATAGAAAACTGTAAGAAGAATAGAAAAGTTATAACAAGCTCAATCCATTCAATATTCAATAAAATAGCTAATAATAAGAAATATGAAGCTTAATCCAAACCTTAAAACTTTTTGGAAAACTAAAGCACAAATTAAGGTGTTGCAAGGTGGGAGGATGAGCAGTAAGACTGAAGATACAGCAGGAGTATTAGCTTATCTTGCTTCACAATATACCATCAGAGTAGCTTGTTTAAGAAGATTTCAAAATAAGATTAGTGAGTCTGTTTATAAAACACTTAAAAGAAAAATATTAGAAGATGAATACTTGAAGCCATTATTTACTATTAATGAAACTTCAATTAAATCTGTAACGGGCAGCGAGTTTATTTTTATGGGTATTCAGAGAAACTTAGAAGAGATAAAAGGACTTGATGATATTTCTATCACTTGGATTGAAGAGTCCGAGAAACTAACAGAGGAACAATGGAACTTAATCCGTCCAACTATTTTAAGAAAAGAGGATAGTTTTTGTTTATTGGTATTTAATCCAAATTTAGAAACTGATTTTGTATATAAAGAGTTTGTAATTAAAAAGCATGATAATGTATTGGTTAGAAAAATAAATTATGATGAAAATCCATTTTTAAGTAATAGTGCTTTATCGTTAATTGAATCGGATAGAAAAAAACTAGATGAAGATGAGTTTAATCATATTTACAAAGGTTATCCAAAGAAAGATGATAATGAAGCAATTATCAAAAGGACTTGGATTGAAGCTTGTATTGATTCACATATTAAGTTAGGAATTGAGCCAACGGGAATTAAAAGAATTGGATTTGATATTGCAGATGATGGGGTTGATACTTGTGTAAATATTGCTACACATGGAATATATACTTATTATTTACACGAATGGAAAGCAAAAGAAGATGAACTTATGAAGTCATCTAAAAAAACTTATGATTTAGCATTTAAAGAAGATGCACTAATTCAATATGACTGTATCGGAGTTGGTGCAAGTGCAGGAAGTCATTTTAAATCTTTTAATCAAAATACATCAACTTATAATGCTGTTAGATATTTAAAATTTGATGCAGGTGCAAGTGTTCAAGAGCCTGAAAAGTTTTATCAAGTACAAGTTAAAAACAAAGATTACTTTTTAAATTTAAAAGCTCAAAGTTGGTGGAGTGTAGCTGATAGAATGAGAGAAACTTATAACGCTGTTGTTAATGGAGAAAAATATAATCCTGAAAATATTATTTCAATAAGTGGAAGATTAGACAAATTAGATGATTTAATTGAACAATTAGCAATACCAAAAAAAGATTATAATAACAATTTAAAGAATAAAGTAGAATCAAAAGACGATTTAAAAAAACGAGGTGTACCATCGCCTAACCTTGCAGATGCTTTTATTATGGCAAATTTCAATGTAAAAAATGGTAATATTACTGGCTTAAATGCTAATATGTTTTAAATTAAATTAAAGGAAAATAAATGAGTGGTTATGTACTAGAGGGATTATATGAATTAAAACAAAGAATAGAAAGTGCAAATGCAATGCTAACAATGACATCATTACCGGATAGTATCCATATTGCTTCACTTAGGGAGTTAGTGCCTGAATATATAGAAGATTTGGATAATATGATAAATGAATTAGAAAAGGAAAGGGACAAATAAAATGACAATAGAAGAACAAAATCAAAGCTTAGAACAAATTAAGCAATGGAACAACGAAGGCGAGTTTTTAATTAACAATAGAACTTATAAATTAACTGGATTAAGTCATCAGTTTAGAGTTGAAGTGTTATCAATTTATTCTCAGATTGAAGCTAATATTATTATGGGTAATTATCAATTTTTGCAAAGAGATGATTTTAAAAAGGTTATGACTAAAGTTGATGATAGAGTATTATTTGATGGTATGCAGTTATCTAAGTTGCCTAAACACTTTGAAGATTTTGCTGAAGATTATTTAGATTATATTGCAGTGTCTTTAAAAGTTATAGTATTCCCTTTTTATTGCAAAAAGCTGAACCAAAGTTAAACGGGTACTACAATAGTAGCAATATATGGTCTAAATGGATAAACTCTCATAATATAGAAGATTTAAACTTATTATTCTTTAGTCTTATTAAAAAAGGTTATGGTTCTTTAAAAGAGGTTAGAGAATTTGATACTAATGAAATAATGCAAATGTTAGAATATGAGTATTTACTTGGGGCTATTGAATTTTTAGAATATGAAGAAGCTAAAACTAATCGAGAATAGGCTATAATACATTTACAAGACTTCAAGCCTCTTAACAATGCTCACCCGAAGTCTGCTTATCTTTTACCAAAGAGTGTAAATTTAACAACGACCATAATTAACCAATGCACTCTTTGTTAAGATATTATTTAAGCCACTTTATTTATTTGGGGTGGCTTTTTTAATAATCACTATTATAAGAATCAGAATAATTAATTTCATTTTTTGAATCAGTAGGATAATCTGCAATAAATAATCCAGCCATTATTAAATCATTACTAATTGAATCATCATATTGTCCATATTCACTTTCACTTATACTTAATAAAGTATTTTTCTTATATTTCATATCTTTTATGTTACTATTGTTTTTATTATTTGAAACATAATAATCTTTATTTTCTAAAGATTTAAAGCTATAATCCAAAAAAGATAATTCATATAGTATAATAAATTTATTGTCCTTTTTTTCTACAAATAACACTTTTATCTTATCTTTATGTGTTTTCGAAAACATTTCTATTGATTTAAGATTATAAAAAGTTTTTGTTTTAACTACTGTTTTGCTTATATATTCACTCATCTAACCTCCTTTAATTTATTAAAATTATTTTAATGCAAAATCACTTAAAACAATATTAATTATATTAGATATAATTAAATCAAAAAAGGTTTAATATGAAAAAAAACTTTTGGGACGGGTGGGCAAATGTACTGCGTGGTTTAGGTGGAAATAAAGACAATTCATCTGCTGCAAGTTACTCATCTGCAAACTTTAAATCAGTATTTAGGCAACAACTAAATGACTTATACTCAACTAATTGGATTGCATCAAAAACTGTAAATATTCCCATTGATGATGCTTTAAAAGATGGAGTTAGTTTATCTTTAGAAGATACAAAACAATTAGAGATATTTGAAAAAGGTTTAAAAGCTTTTAAAGTTGAAGAAAAAATCACTAACTTAGCTAAATGGTCAAAGGTTTTCGGTGGTGCTGTTATCGTAATAGTTACCAATGAGGATACTATGGATACACCTTTAATTATTGATAATCTTAAACAAGGACAATTAAAAAACTTAGTTGTGCTAGATAAATTTGATATTACAAGCGTTGAACTTGAAAGAGATCCATTAAGCCAAAATTATCTCAAGCCTATTTATTATCAAATTGCAAAAGGTGGCGGAAATGTTCATCATTCAAGAGTTATTCATTTAGACGGAGAAACAACTACTAACTACAATAGAGAGTTAATGAATGGTTGGGGTTTATCTGTATATGAGAAAGGTTGGACTTCAATTTTAAATGCAACTGTATCACCTGACTTATTATCTAACATACTTTTACAATCAAATCAAGATGTTTATAAAATAGCTGGATTAAATGATGCTTTAACAAATGGAGCTGATGAGTTAGTTTTAAAAAGATTACAATCAATTCAAGAAAGCAAATCTATTTTTAATGGTATCGCATTAGACAAAGAAGATGATTATGTAAATATAGCTAAAAACTTTTCAGGGTTGGAATCAATCAATAAAGCATTCTTTGAAATAGTTTGCGGTGCGTTCGATATACCTTATTCAAGATTTATGGGTATTGCTTCAACTGGATTAAATGTTTCGGGTGAGGGTGATTTAAGTAACTACTATGATAAGGTTGAAGCTGAAAGAACAAAACTATTACCAGCGTACGAAACTATTTATAAACTTATGCAATATCACTTATTCGGGAAAAATCTAAACATTACTTTTGAGTTTAAACCATTATGGCAAATGTCGGACCTGGAAACAGCTCAATTAAACAAAGCTAATGCAGAAGTTGATAATCTATATTTAAACATGGGTGTGGTTAATGAATTGGATATTAAATCAAGATTAGTTCAAGACGATAGATACCCAACGATAACTGCTGAAAGTGTTGAAGCTGAAATAGCTTTATATAGTGAGATGGAAGAAATTAATCCAACTGAAACATTCCCTGAAGTTGATACTGAAAAAGAGCAAATGAAAGATGAATTACTTACATTAAAAGATAGTGTAAAAGATATATTAGGGTTAAATGATGAATAATTTAATCCCTGATATTATCAAAGCTATTAAAAAAATCAATGATGAAAAAGCTTACTTAAAAGATGAACTTAAAAAAGCTTCAACTAAAGATGAGTTAAATTCATTACAAAAACAATTCAATGACTTATCATTTAATGCTCAAAGGGTTGTTTTAGAAGATTTTAAAACAGTTGATCTAAATGCTTTATTTTCTAATGACTTAAAAGCTTTCTTTGATTCAATTCCTAAACCTAAAGACGGGTTAAATGGAAAAGATGGGAAGAATGGAAAAGATGCAGTTGTAGATTATGAGAGTTTAAATAAATACTTAAATGATAAAGTAGCTGATATAAAAATTCCTGAATCTGAAAAGGTTAATTACGATTTAATTAAATCAACTATTAATGAATTAGTAAATCAATTTACATTAACTATCAAAAATGGGATTGATGGAAAAGATGGTGCAGATGGAGTAGGGATTCAAGATATAAAAGATAACAAAGGGTACTTTGAAATTATTTTGAGTAATGGAAATAAGAAAAAGATTAATAAGCCTTTGGACGGGATTAATAGACACGGTGGGGGATTTGCACAAAGTGGTGGAACAGTAGATTCTTACACTAAACAAGAAAGTGATGATTTACTTTTATTAAAAGCTGATAAAAGTGATACCTATACTAAAACAGAAACCGATAATAGCATTGAAACTGCAATTAATGGATTAATAAATGGAGCTTCTGATTTTCTTGATACATTTGGAGAAGTTCAAAATGTATTGGAAGTACTACAACAATCAATTATATTTAAAGAAACTACTTTAGATTTTGGATTAATAGGCACTAAATATAAACTATTTACTATAAGTGATAATGACTTAACTACTGGTAAAAAAATAGGAAATATAATCTATACACCTAAAAGCAATAAAATTTTAGGAGTAGTAAAAGAGTCTATTGATGATGATGAATTTGATTCTTTAGAATTTTCAATAAGAGAAATAAATGTTGGTAGTTTTAAGCTATTAGTTAAATCTAATGGTATAATAAACAATTATAAAACCATACAATACACAATAATATAAAAGGGAATAAATATGGCAACAATTCAAAATAATTTAGGCACAAATACTTTAGAGATTGATTCGGCTGGGAGTGCTTCAGTTAATGTAATGAATACTCCAGTAGTATCATTTAATAATAATGACTTTTCAAAAGATTCATTTGAAAGATTAAGAGTTTCACAACCAGTAGTTGTGTTTGAAGATTCTTTTGCAGCACTTTTACCAAATGCAAAAACAACAATTTGGGAAGCTTCGGCTACGGCATCAGGAACAGCAAACTTAACAGCTAACTTATATGGTACAGAACTAAATACATTATTAACTAATGGTTCTGGATATTGGATTCAATCATACAATCATGTAAGATATGCACCTGGTATTTCTACACTATTTAGAATTACTTTTAACTTTAACCAATTTATAACATCGGTAAGGCAAAGAGTTGGAATGTTCACAGATCAAGGTACTTATCCTTCAAATGCTGGAGATGGTTTTTATTTGGAAGCAGACGGAAACACAGTATCAGTAGTTAGAAGATATATGACAACGGGAGCTACTGGAGCAGAAGAAAGAATTAGTCAAGCAAATTGGAATATGGATAAACTTGATGGCACTGGACCAAGTGGTGTTAACTTAAATTGGACAAAAGCTCAACACTTTGTAGTTGAATACCAATGGTTAGGAGTTGGAACAATTAGATATGGATTTGAAACTGGACAAAATCAAGTAGTATGGTGTCATCAAATAATTTCAGTAAATGCCCTATCTCAATCTTGGTCAAGAACTGGAACATTACCAGTTAGGGCTGAAATATACTCAACAGGTGTTCTAGCAACTGCTGGAAAACTTACACTTATTAACTGCGTAGTTATTCATGAAGGAGATATTGGAGATTTAAGAGGTTGGAAATACTTTGGTGGTACTAGCGGGGCTACTCCTAAAGTTGGCGGATCAGTTGCTTCAACATGGTATCCAGTTATGGGGATTAGAGCAGTCGGAACAAACGACTTAACGAAAAGAGCTAGAATATTACCTACATCGGTTACTTTTGCAGTAGCATCTGTAGCAACTGGCCCAACGCTTTTACAAGTTGGATTGATGATGTTAGCTACTCCAAATACTGGTGCTACTTATGCTGTAACAACTGGTGGGTCTGCTGCTGTTATTGATATAGCTGCAACTCCTGCAACTGCTGTAACTGGTACTTTAATATGGACTGGTAATATACCTAATGTAGTAGGTTGTTACACTTTTGACTTAAAAACACTTAATGATAATATGAATGTTATCGGTACAGTTGCATCAGGAACTCAAGCAATAACGGGAGCTGGAAACTTAACATTAGTTGCTGGTGGAGTACAAACCTCAACAGTTGGGGCTGGAATTGTGGCTTCATTAAACTGGAAAGAATTAGTATAAAATAATGGCAAAAAAGCCTAAAACCCTAAGCCTGCTTAAGACTCCACGAGCTGTGGAGCTAGAGTATTATAAGCAACTTAAACAATTAGCTAATGAAATGAAAAAAGATATTAATGAGACTATCTTGCCTATTCTTGAAAATGTAAGTTTGGATTCTAAATATACTAAAGATGTTGGTGTAACTGATTTACTAAGTGCTTTAAATATCTTGCAAGGTAAATACTCGAATACTTTTGCATTCGCTTCAAGGGTAGCTAATAGCGTTGTATCAAGATTGTTGAATATGGGTAATGATAAGTTTAGAAAGACTTTAGAGGGTGCATACGGCGTTGATGTAGGGCGTATGATTAATCAAAATAAGTTAAATGATTTAGTAGCACTTCAAAGAAGAAAACAAGAGGTATTAATTAAGTCAATTCCAGCTCAATTTTTTAATCAGATAGAAATGATTATTCAAAATGGAGTAAGTGGAAATAAAACTTATAAATCAATTGCGAATGAGA